TGGACACTCAGCGACTATCTACTACATTTCAGGTTTTGTTGCAGACGCTACTGCTCCAGCATTCTCTGACGCTTAATTGTAGTCAAGAATAGTTGGTTGAGAATAACTAACACATTGAAAGGGGTCTTGTACCCCTTTCATTTTTAACATGGGGATATTATGACAATTAGTAAAGATGATTTAGTACAAAGAAAAGAAAACATTATGAAAGACATTGACACTTTAACTAAAGAGATTGAAGTGGGACAAGAAAAGATTAAACAGATGAGAAATAATCTTAATGCTTTAGCAGGCGCTGCCCAACAATGTGATTTGTTTTTAAAACAGATTGAAGAAAAGGGAGAACCAATGCCAGCAGAAAAAAAACTAGCATTAGATATGGCTACATCATAGGAGAGAACATGAATAAACTAACACAAGAAGAATTAAACGGTTTATCGCCAAGAGCAAGAAAAGCACTCGGTGAGTCTAATGAAATTCTACAAGAAATAGTTGAAGTTAATCCTAACGCTGATAAAATAGAAGATAAACCTAAAAAGAAGGACAAAGAAGATGAAAAGTTTTAAGCAATTTAATGAAAATGGTGCTTATACTGACAGATTTGCTCAGCAAGGTACCGAAGATGAAACTCATGCTTATTTCAATGTTCAAGATCCTGAAGCTATGCAAAAGTTAAATGCTTATGTAGGTTCTGTAGCAGATAAAGAATATTTGCAACCAGATGCTGCTATGCACCAACTAGCAATGAGATTGGGAACAGTAGGATTAAATTATACACTACCTAAAATTGAGGGCGACAATGGTAAGACAGTTGTTGAACTAACACAATTTGGTGGGAGATATGGTAAGACACCAGACAATACAACTTCAGGAGAAGGTGATATTGTAAATGATGATGGAATATCTCACAGAAAAGAAGGTGGATTAAAGTTAGAATTTAATTGGGAAAAACAAGCAAACAATACTTATAAGGTTTTTGCGAATTTAATATAATTATATTATAGATTGGTTTTATTATGGTTGATTTTTCAACTTTAACGCCAGAGAATATTAATATGTTTGCTATCAAACATTACAATAATCCTACTTGCGTTGATGAGAAAGAATTTTTAGATGACATGAAGCGTTTTAAATATCTGAAAAGATTATTTAGAAAGTATGAAACATCAAAAGACTTGAAAATGCGTTTGGTTATAAATCATATAATCATACTTGCTAATGTGTTCGGTGTTGATGCCGCAACTACATTATTATTTTTCAAGATAGAGAGAAATCATTGGCCACTACTGAAAACATTTTTAGTATTCTTAGGATATATGCCTGAAAATGATTTAATAGATACACCAATCATACATACAATTATGGGAAAATTAGGACAAATTAAATGAGTAGAGCAATAGACGCTTTAATAGCAGCAAGATTAATTAAACTTTTAGTAACACCTTTCAAAAGAACTAAAGCATACGAATTAGGTATCATTGATGATAAGGGTAAAGTTTTAATTAAGTCTAAAGACATACCCAAAAAGTTTCCAACATACGAAGTACAAAAGGCAAGAAAAGCATACACATTACTTATTCGTTTTGTATTTAATCTCAAAAGACTTCTTTCAAAAGTTGGTATTCGTGGTCCTATAGGATCAGCAGCAGCGGCTGCAATTGCATTTCTCAAAGAAGAATATCCAAATAATCTCTATGTAGAACAAGAAGTTTACAAATATCTCAAAGAACAAGGTTTCGAATTTGATATATCCGAAGACTATGGTGAACCATTAGTTGAGGGTGAATATAAAGTAAAGCATGATATCTATAATCTAGACGGTGATATAATAATAAATAGTGATGAGAACATTTTATATACAAATACAACACATAACATTATGGGATATGATGTATTTAAATATAAAGATGTGTATTTAACTACTGAGGACTTATATGCCTAAACCAAATACTGCTGATGCTATGAAAAGATTTCGTGCTGGTAAAGCAGGATTTACTGACAAGGCACACTTGAAAGCAAAAGGTTTAATACCTAGAGCAGACGGCACAAAGAAAAAAAGTCCACAGTATGAAGATGCCCCAGCAAACGCAACTGGTACTGCTGTCGCAGGAACTGGTGACGATTCATCTACGGTGGTCGTTAAAAAGAAAAAGGATAAAGATAAAATGAAAGATAGACTTTTAAGAAGATTTAAAATCAAAGAAACTATTGATCGACTTGTTCCTGACATTGAACCTCCGAAAGATGAAGTTAGAGAAAGAGTTGACCAACTAAAAGGACTTGCTTTAAGTGAAGCATTTACTTCACAACAAATTAAACAAGCGTATGGCATACTGAATGACCCTAGATATAAACAAGGTAATTATTCAGGTGCTGTAAAAGCAATTGAAAAATTAGCAAGAGGATTATCAAAACATCCTGATGTTGCAAATGCATTGAAAAGAGCAAATGAATCATTAGAAGAAAAGAGAGTTGCTCAAGATAAAGATGTAAAAAGTAAACCAGGTACACAACCTAAAAAGTATTACAAAACATTATCTAAAGCAGAAAAAGAAAAAAGAGCATCACATTTTTCTAAACAAACTTATAAAAAATCAGATGATGATGACGATTACAAACCTGCACCTGGTGATAAGGGTGCTAAAACTAAAACATCTAAATTTACAAAGAAGTTTAAACAGATGTATGGTGAGGTTGCTGATCTAAATGAAAAGATAAAAGGTTTAGAAAACAAAGCAAAGAAAACAGGTATGCCATATGGTATACTTAAAAAAGTTTATGATAGAGGTATGGCTGCATGGAAAGGTGGTCATAGACCTGGTGCAACGCAACAACAATGGGCATTTGCAAGAGTCAATAGTTTTGTAACTAAAAGTCCTGGTACTTGGGGTAAAGCAGATAAAGACTTAGCAGCAAAAGTTCGTGGTTCTAAAAAATAAATGTCAAAATCATACAAAGAGTTTGTAAAAGAATATGCCATGGGATTACAAGTTCCCTCTATGAGTTATTTAAAACCTATGGTATCACTTAATCCATTACGAAAAAAAGAAAATGTTAAAGTGAGAGAAAAATGGATGAAAGAATTAAAAAAGAGGAAGTAAGAAATCTTTACTTAACTGCTGAAATGGCAAGTTGGGAAGATAACGAATCAATAAAGGAGAACAATCAAATGGAATGGTTAAAAGGAAGAGTTAAAGAGATATCAACATGGTCAGGTGCTTCACTAGTCGCACTTGGTCTCCTAGTTGTATTAGGTGGACCTCTAGTTAAGTTAGCAGCATATGCCGCTATTGCTTGGGGTATTGTATCAATAGTTAAAAAACAAGGATAACAATATGCCTCGTAAACTGGATAATAAATTCTCTTGGAAAAATGCAACATTCATGGCAAAGTTAAGTCAGTTTGCATATTCAGGTGAAAAAGAATTTAAAAAAGTATTCTCAAAACAATGGGACGATATAACTTTTGTATCAAAAGGTGGTACTGAATGTTATATACTAACTTGTCCTAAAAATTATATCGTAGCGTTTAGAGGAACAGAACCCACTTCATGGGAAGATGTTAAAGCAGATATTCAGTTTACAAAACAACAAAAAACATATGCAACTAATTCAACAGGATTAAAAGCACATGGTAAAATGCATAAAGGGTTTAGAGCAGCATTAGAAGATGTATGGAAAACTTTACACGCACACTATAAAAAACATGGTGTCGGTAAACAGTTATTAGTAACTGGTCATAGTCTTGGCGCTGCTCTTGCTACTTTATATTCAGATAGAATAGCAGATAGTAATTCTGCTTGTTATACATTTGGTTCACCTAGAGTAGGTGATAAACAATTAATAAAAAATATGAATTTTACTTGTTATAGAGTCAGAAACAATAATGACATTGTAACAAGAGTCCCACCAGAATGGATAGGATATACTCACAAAAGTAATGAGTTAGTTTATTTTGATGTTGATGGCATACCTCGATACGGTTTTAGTAGAGGGTTTATGTTTATGCAATGGTTAAAAGGAACTTATCGTGGGTTTATGAGAAACAAGACATGGGACGCCTTTGCGGATCACTCTATGGGTGATTATTATAACTTATGCAAACGGCAGTTAGCGGAAGAAAATGCTTCAGATTAAAATTATTCTTGCTTTAGTTTTACTTGCAGGTGCAGGTGGTGGCTATCTCTATGTAACTAAGTTACAAAAAGATAATGCTATACTGAAAACCAATCAAGTGAAACTAGAAACTGCCGTTGCAGAAAGTAATCAAGTCATTGAACAACAAACAAAAGACTTGAAAAAGATACGATCTACACTTAAAGAAATTGACGAACAAAATGCAAAACTAAAAGCAGATAGGGACGCATTGAACAACAGACTAGGTAAACATGATATTGGTAATCTTGCAGAAAACAAACCTGGTCTTGTAGAAAAAATTATAAACAAAGCAAGTGATAGTGCTGCTAGATGTATGGAGATTGCGTCTGGTAGTCCACTAACAGAGGAGGAGTTAAATGGTACGCCTAATAGGGAATGTCCTAGTTTTTGGCCTGACAGCAATACTGCTAAGTAGTTGTGCTGCTGGTGTCAAAGTTATAGACACTTATAAGATTGAAAAAAAGCGGGAACCGTTAGCATTAGATGTTCCTACCCCTTTAGAATTACAGGATGTAGATTGGATTATAATTACTAAAGAAAATGCTGACGAAGTTTTTGAAAAGATTAAGAATGAAAAGAATGGTGATTATGCTTTGTTTGCTTTAACTGATACTGGTTATGAAAAGTTAGCACTTAACTTTGCAGATATAAGAAATAAATTAGCAGAACAAAGACAGATTATTTTATCATATAAAGAATACTATGAATCAGAATAATGTCAGACTTAGATAATCTCAAAACAGAAATAGCACTTCTTAAAAAAGACGCTAAGACAGGTGAACTTATACATCAAAGACTAGAAATAGCAATTGATAAGTTATCTGAAATAGTGATATCTTGTAAACAAATGCTTGCTCAACAAGAACAAAAATTACAAAAAGCAGAACAGACAGATGATGATATCTTTATCACACTAGAGTCCCGAAGAAAAGAATGGGACAATGATCTCAAAGAACTACACTCCAGAATTACTACTAACACTAGAGAGTTAAGGGATAATCAATATCAACTAGAAGGTAAATTATTGAATGAAATAAGAATGGTAAGAACACAACTATCGGAAAGAGTTGGTGTTTTAGAAAAGTGGAGATGGTTGATTATCGGTGGTTCTATTATTATTGGATTGCTTATATCTAATCCAGAATCTATGTTAATGCAATTATTCTAGGCTTGACTTTTTCATTATATTTTGTTATAATGACATCATGTCCTCATTTATTGATATAAAGTACCTCAACTTATTATCAACAAAACTAACTAAATTTAAAAGAAAATCGGACAATCTATTTAACTTTAGATGTCCACATTGTGGTGACTCTAAAAAGTCATCATCAAAGGCAAGAGGTTTTGTTTATCGTAAGAAGAATGATATGTTTTTTAAATGCCATAACTGTGGCATAGGGCAATCTCTTGGTAATCTTATTAAGTTTTTAGATCCTGCAACACATAAAGAATATATTTTTGAAAGATTTAAAGAAGGTAAACCACAAGAAGAAAAACCAGAGTTTGATTTTACACCATCTAAAATTCTTAAAAGTAAAACATTTGCTGATAAAGCATTAGATAATCTAGTTAGTTTTGATAAACTAGTTACAACACACCCAGCAAAACAATTTGTATATAAAAGATTAATACCTAAAGAACACTGGAATAAGTTTTATTTTTGTCCTAAGTTCTATGAATGGACTAATGAGATTGTGCCTAACAAGTTTCCTAATTTAAAAGGTGATCATCCTAGAGTTGTAATACCTTTCTTTGATAGAGAAGGAAAGTTTTTTGCATTTCAAGGTCGTGCATTTGGTAAAGAACAACCTAAGTATATTACAATTAAGTTTGATGAGTCTAAACAAAAGATATATGGTCTTGATAGACTTGATTTAAATAAACCTGTGATGATTACTGAAGGACCTATTGATAGTTTATTTTTAGATAACGCTATTGCTCTTGCGGGTGCAGACGCTGTTGTAAATATACAACAAAAACAATGCACAATGATATTTGATAATGAACCTAGAAACAAACAAATAATTGAACGCATGATAAAAGTTGTTGATAAAAAATTTAATTTGGTTGTGTGGCCAAAATCATTAAATATCAAAGATATAAATGACATGATAATTAGTGGAAAGACATCAGCACAAATACAAAGACTTATATATAATAATACACATTGCGGTCTCGAAGCATTACAACAAATAAACAATTGGAAGAAGGTATAAATGGTCTCTAACGAAGAAATATCAGTAAATAAGCGTAACGGTAGAGGCAAAGAGTCCTTGAATATAGAAAAAATACATAGTATGGTTGGGTTTGCAACAGAAGGTATAACAGGAGTAAGTGCCTCTCATGTTGAAATGAATAGTGGTATACAATTTTTTGATGGTGTTAGTACAGCAGACATACAACAAATTTTAATTAAGTCAGCAAACGATTTAATTACATTAGAAAATCCTAATTATCAATATGTTGCTGCTAGATTATTATTATTTCAATTAAGAAAGCAATTATTTCATAGACTATGGGATCATCCTAAGTTTATTGATCATATTAAAACATTAATAGATAAAGGTTTATATGATAAAGATATTCTAGTAAATTATGATGAATCTGAAATAGATAGAATGGGTATGTGGATAGACCACGAAAGAGATTATAATTTTACTTATGCAGGTCTAAGACAAGTTATGGATAAATATCTGGTGCAAGATCGTAGCACAGGTGATATATTTGAAACACCACAGTTTATGTACATGATGATATCTGCTACATTATTTGCACAATATCCTAAAGACAATAGAATGAATTATATTAAAAAATATTATGACGCTGTAAGCAAATTTAAGATTAATATTCCTACACCTGTTATGGCAGGAGTAAGAACACCATTAAGACAATTTGCTAGTTGTGTGCTAGTTGATACTGATGATACTTTGCCTTCTATTTTTTCTAGTGATATGGCAATTGGTCGTTACGTTGCTCAACGAGCAGGTATTGGCATCAATGCAGGTAGAATTAGAGGTATCAATAGTCGTATTCGTGGTGGTGAAATACAACACACAGGCGTTATTCCTTTTCTGAAAAAGTTTGAAGCAACTGTTAGATGTTGCACACAAAATGGTGTAAGAGGTGGTAGTGCAACTGTACACTTTCCTATTTGGCACCAAGAGATAGAGGACATACTTGTATTAAAAAACAATAAAGGCACAGAGGACAATCGTGTTCGAAAACTAGACTACTCTATACAAATTAGTGAACTATTTTATAAACGATTTATTAATGATGAAGATGTTTCTCTTTTTTCACCACATGATGTTGACAATTTATATGATGTATATGGCAGTCCTGAGTTTGACACATTGTATGAAAAGTATGAGAGAAATAAAAAGATACCAAGAAAAACAATAGGTGCTCAAAAATTATTCATGGAGTTACTCAAAGAAAGAGCAGAAACAGGTCGTATATACATTATGAATATAGATCATTGTAATACTCACTCATCATTTAAAGATAAAGTTTATATGTCTAATCTATGTCAAGAGATTACGTTACCTACTAAACCTGTTCAACACATAGACGATCCTGATGGTGAAATTGCGTTATGTATTTTATCAGCAATCAATCTAGGTATGATTAAAGATAAAGAAGAACTAGAGGAACTTTGTGATTTATCAGTAAGAGCATTAGATGAGATTATTGATTATCAAGAATATCCAGTAGAGGCAGCAAAGAAATCTACTGAAGCAAGAAGAAGTTTAGGTGTTGGTTATATAGGTCTTGCTCACTATCTTGCAAAAAATAAAGTTAAATATAATAATCAAGAAGCATGGCAATTAGTTGATGAGATTACAGAAGCATTTCAATATTATCTATTGAAAGCAAGTAATACTTTAGCACAAGAAAAAGGTAAGTGCGACTATTTTGATAGAACAAAATATGCTGATGGAATACTTCCTATTGATACATATAAGAAGGATGTAGATAACATAGTTAAAAGAAAGTTAAGTTATGATTGGACTAATCTTCGCAAGACAATTAAAGAGTTCGGCCTCAGACATAGTACGCTCTCAGCTCAAATGCCGTCAGAGAGTAGTTCAGTTGTTTCGAATGCCACTAACGGTATTGAACCGCCTAGGGATTATCTCTCGGTCAAAAAGAGTAAAAAAGGAACGCTCAAACAAATAGTTCCTGATTACAACAGACTCAAAAATTTTTATACACTACTATGGGATATGCCTGACAATGAAGGTTATATAAATATCGTTGCGATTATGCAAAAGTATTTTGATCAGGCAATATCGGGCAACTGGTCTTATAATCCTGAGAACTACGAAGGCAACGAAGTGCCATTATCAGTTATGGCAAAAGATTTACTAACTACATATAAGTTAGGATGGAAAACATCTTACTATCAAAATACATATGATGGTAAGACAGATATTGATGAGCCAACACATTCGGTGGGATGGCATGATAATGTAGAAGAAAAGAAAACTAGAGATGAATTTAAAAGTGATGAAGATTATGAAGAATATTGTGAGGCGTGTGCAATATAATGACTAAAGTATTTAATAGAAAAAGTGTAGATTGGCTAAAACAACCCATGTTTTTTGGTGATGAACCAAATACTCAGCGTTTTGATCAACAAAAGTATCCTGTATTTGAAAAGTTAAATCAACAACAACTAGGATTCTTTTGGCGACCAGAAGAAGTATCTTTACAAAAAGATAGAAATGATTATAACTTATTATCAGATGAGCAAAAACATATCTTTACATCTAATCTAAAGTATCAAACATTATTAGATAGTGTACAAGGTCGTGGTCCTTGTTTAGCATTCTTACCATTTTGCAGTTTACCAGAATTAGAATCCATGTTAGTTGCATGGGACTTTAGTGAAACAATACATAGTCGCTCTTATACTTACATAATGAAAAATGTATATTCTAATCCTACCGAAGTATTAGATACAATTGTTAAAACGCCACAGATTATGAAAAGAGCAGAAACAGTTACAGAAGCATATGATAAGTTTATCGAATACTCTCATAAGTATCATTTGATGGGAGAAGGTGAACGAAAAGAATTAAAAAAATTATTATATCTAACACTTGTCAATGTTAATATACTTGAAGGTATAAGATTTTATGTTTCATTTGCTTGTAGTTTTGCATTTGGCGAACTCAAACTTATGGAAGGTTCTGCTAAAATCATATCACTAATCGCAAGAGATGAAAATTTACACCTTGCAGTTTCGCAAAACATCATCAACAATTATCGTAAACATGAAAACGATAAAGAGATGTTACAGATAATCAAAGAAACTGAACAAGAGGTTTATGATATGTATGATACTGCTGTTCAACAAGAAAAAGAATGGGCACAGTTTCTATTTAAAGACGGTTCTATGATTGGTTTAAATGATAAATTATTAAATCAATATGTAGAATATATGGCAAACAAAAGAATGGTTGCAATTGGACTTAAACCAGTTTATGATCAACCAAGAACGAATAACCCTTTACCGTGGACAACACATTGGTTAAATAGTAGAGGATTACAAAACGCACCTCAAGAAACTGAAATAGAAAGTTATGTTGTAGGTGGTATCAAACAAGATGTTGATACAGATAGTTTCAAAGGATTTAAACTATGAGCAACCCAAATATGAAAACAGTATGTGATCATTGTAGTGCAAACTACATTGTTAAACATGATTTACCAGACGATTACATAGAACAATACTGTCCATTCTGTGGCGAAGAGCATGAAAATATAGAAGAAGATATTATTGATTATGACGAAGATACAGAATAAATGGACTTATCAAGGAAAACCAGTTGAAGAACTACCAGAAGATTGTGAAGCATTTGTTTATCTAATAACAAATCTAATTGATCATAAAAAGTATGTAGGTAAGAAATTAGCAAAATTTAAAACTACAAAGAATCCTCTCAAAGGTCGAAAGAACAAAAGACGAGGTACAAAAGAGAGTGATTGGAAAACTTATTGGGGTTCAAACTCACATTTGGTTGATGATGTACTTAGATTAGGTGAACATAGATTCACTAGAGAAATATTACACTACTGTCCTAGTAGAGGTGTCGCAAGTTATCTAGAGGCACAAGAACAATTTGAAAGAAAAGTTTTAGAGACCGATGAATATTATAATGGTATCATCAATGTTCGCATTGGCGGCTCAAAAATCTTACGAGAATCGCTCAAAAAATACTCAAAAATTTAATTTGTCTAAATATGAATAGGTGCACACCAAAAGGTGCGTACTTAATCCGAAATTTGATTTGATATCTCAAACTTCACAATCATAAGGTGTGATTATGGCACAGGTAAAACTACTAGTTAATAAATTTCTAAAATTCTGGCATCATAGCGTAACAAATAGGTACGAACCATCGAAGCATTACTTTAGAGGTCGCAAATAGAACAAAAGTAGAACAAAACTAGTCATATTTCACGCCTTATAGTGTTGTATTTTTACAACAAATCAAAATAATCCCAAAAATCGCAGAAAACAAGGGTTTCTAATGCCCGATTTATCCATTTTTTTCTTGACTTTTCGCTTAAAATAGTGTAGCGTAGTATCATAATAAACAAAAACGAAAGA